CTTCCAAATTTCTCCGGCGGGATATTTGGAAGGCTTTTTAAAGGGTGTGAAGATAATTTGTCCATTAATCCTCAGAGTAATCGGCTCAATTTATTTCACTCCTTTCGTTAATGAGTTGGAAGCAAAAACGTTCTACTTCGCACCCTTTAAAAAGTCTTCTAATACTGCCGTATATTTATACAAAACTTCATGGAAAGGAGGGAGAAGTCTATGGGAAGGCGGAAAGCTACTCCTATATCTGGGGGAAAGCCCAAGTCAAGACCGGCGACTACTCCGGAAGCAAGGGAGAATCAGCTAATTTCTCTAGCATATGATCTAGTTGAACAACGTTTGTTGGATGGAACTGCAACTTCGCAGGAGACAACAAGCTTAATTCGACTCGGAACAAGTAAAGCTAGACTTGAAGCTGAGAAATTAAAAAACGAAACCGAGCTATTGAAGGCTAAAGCTAGTGCTGTTGAATCTGGTCAACGTATAGAAGAACTATATTTGCATGCCATTGCTGCAATGAAGACCTATACAGGACAAACGGAGGAAAACGATGACGAAGACTTATAGCGAACTGGTTTCATACCAATCTTTTATCGATCGTTTTCGATATTTGAAACTAGATGGTGTTGTAGGCGAAGATACTTTTGGTTTTGACCGGTATTTAAACCAACAATTCTATCGAAGTGCTGATTGGAAACGAATTCGACGTCAAATAATTTCGAGAGATATGGGTTGTGATCTTGCGCATCCAGATTTCGAAATTCTAGGATCCGTTGTGATCCATCATTTAAACCCCATCACCAAGTCTGATCTTCTGGAGCGTTCAGACTTTTTATTCAATCCAGAATTTCTAGTTTGTGTATCACATAATACCCACAAAGCAATACATTATGGTGACGAATCACTATTGATGGATTACGAACCGATTATTAGAAGACCAAATGACATGTGCCCTTGGCGGTAAGGAGATAGTTATGGAGGAAAGTATTCTTGTTTCACTTAAGAAACTTATAGGTTTAGCCTCCGACGATGATTCTTTTGATGAGGATCTGTTTATTCACATCAATTCCGCAATTGACGTTCTTCGTCAGTTAGGAGTTGAAGTAGCTGATGGTTTTTATCTAGATGATGAAGATAAAACATGGGATGACATGTTACCATCAAGCGCTAAACTACAACTGGTCAAATCATATTTGTATCTTAAAGTTAAAAAGTGGTTTGATCCTCCTCAAAATGGAACAACTATGGATGCATTGAACACTTCAATTGCGGAACTGGAGTGGAGAATCAATGTGACAGTCGATCCTAAAGATTCGACTTAATGGCGTATAGATATTTAAATGTAAATCCTACACGTCAGAACACTGGAGATTGCGTTATACGAGCAATCTCAGTTCTAATGGATCAAAGTTGGGCATGGACATACTTCATGGTATGTTTACAAGGCTTTTTATTGTTTGAAATGCCTTCTACTAATAAGGTATGGGAGACTTATCTCTATCATAACGGTTATAGAAGGACTTCAATACCCAACACTTGTCCAGACTGTTATACAGTTAAAGACTTTTGTAGGGACTTCCCTTTTGGGAAATACTTGTTAGCACTAAATGGTCATGTAGTAGCAGTGATCGACGGCGACTACTATGACACGTGGGATTCGGGAAACGAAATTCCACTTTTTTATTGGAGAAAGGACGGTTAGTCAAATGACACAATTTCCAAATTACAGTACGGGGCCTGTCTCATTTAATGGCGGCCCATTACCAGGATTTCGAAGTGCGCAAGTTGCACAATCCACTTCGCCTAGTCGTATGGGTTGGGCAATAGGTAAGAATGGAGCCGAAGCTTATCCAGCAGCTCCAGGAGAGACCATTGCAATCTTCGATTCTGCAGAACCATTCATTAGAATTAAGACTGTAGATCTAAATGGTAAACCTTTAATCTTTAAAACTTACAGGCTTGTTGAAGAGGAAGAGACTGAAGCGGAACCAGTCGAGACTCCACAGATTGATACAAGTCAGTTTGTGACTAAAGATGAAATAGCGGCTATCGTTGCTAAGGCTGCAAAGGATTCTGTCGATAAAGCATTATCCGAAATCTCATTAAAGCCTACATCTTCTAAAAAGAAGAAAGGAGATGATGAGTAATGAAAGGAAATCCACTTTTCGACATCATTGGTCCAGGAATTCAAAATGGACCCCTTGGCGCTCTTATGTCGTTAAAACAATTCTTTACAACAGGAGACCCAACACAAGCGGTTCAAGCTTGTTTATCAAATGGACGCATTAATCAACAGCAAGCGGAGCTTTTGAATAATGCGATTACAAATGGTAATGCTGAGCAAATTGTTCGAAACATGATATCTAGCGGACAGATGTCACAAGAGCAATTTAATACTATGAGTATGATGGCTCAACAGTTTCAGGGTTTCTTAAAATAGATACTAAATTCACGGCCGGAATGAAGTATATATAAATTATTGTTGTTTTAAAGAAAGGACTTAAAAACATGTCACTTAGTGAAAACGGAAACGGGCTCGTAATGCCAGTGGGCCCAATGTATGCAAACGGTGGCTCTGGCGGATTTGGCTGGAGTGATGGCGGTTTGTTCTGGATCATTATTTTGTTCCTCTTTGCCTTCATGGGCAATGGATTTGGTGGATATGGTGGCGGAAACGCAATGCCTTATATCATCAATAATACAAATGATGACATTCAGAGAGGCTTTGATCAGCAGGCAGTAATGGGCGGACTTACAGGTCTTTCCAGTGCTGTTACAAATGGCTTTGCTAATGCTGAAGTTTCGAGATGTAATTCTCAGGCAAACCTTCTGTCAACTCTTAATGCTAATCAGAACGCTAATACAGCCGCTATGAATGGCATAGCTATGAGTTTGCAGCAGTGCTGCTGTGATAACAGAGCAGGTCTCGCAGATCTTAAGTATACAGTAGCGGCAGAAGCATGTGCTGATCGTGCTGCTGTTACAGATGCGCTTAGAGACCTCCAGACTCAGAACACTGCGAATACTCAGGCAATTATTAATTCTCAGACTTCTGGATTCCAGAGCATCTTTGATAAGATGTGTCAGCTTGAGCTTGACTCTTACAAGACGAAAGTATCAGATCTACAGACACAGCTTAACATTTCTGCTCTTAGAGAATCTCAGACAGATCAGACTGCGAGAGTTCTTGCGGATAATGCAGCTCAGACTGCCGCACTTAAGGAATCGCTTAATCCGACACCGGTACCGGCTTGGATCGTAGCAAATCCTAATGGTTGCGGATCCAACTTCTATAGCGGTTGCGGATGCACGGCGTAAAGGAGGTGGCGTTATGGCTGATTATTCGGCAAATGCACTTCAGACTTTACAACCTGGCGAAGATTTAACCTTTATAACTACAGAACCTTGTATGAGAGGCTTTGTTCGTCATAGAGATGGAACTGGTTCTTTTCTCTTAAGCGGATGGTCGCCATACGGAAGATGTGGTTGCAGAAGGAGAAATCCGGTCTATTCAGTTGACTTCGGTGCTAACATAGCTGTACCTGAAGGACAGACAGTTGGCGAGATTTCGATGGCATATGTTGTCGACGGATCAATTGTTCCGTCTACTGAGATGATCGTTACTCCTGCTGCAGTAGAGGAATTCTTCAATATTAGTCGTGCGATCGACATCGAAGTTTGGAATGGATGTTGTGAAACGTTTGGTATACGTAATACCAGCACAATCCCAATTGAAATTCAAAATGGAAGTTTAAAGATCGATCGTGCCGATTTAGTAGTAACACGCTAGGAAGGAGGAATGGATATGCATAAAGAAGATCTCGATCTGATGAAATCTTTTGACGATATTCTTGAGAAAGATTTTCGTAAAGAGATTAAGAGAATCATCGAAGTTGGAACCATTAATCCTACCGACGTTAGTACAGTTACTAATGCACTCTGCCTTATGCTTAAATCATTAGAGTTTGAGGACAAGATTAAGGAGAAAGAATACTCCGAGTCTAGTTATGCTCATGCTCCAAGGAATTATGTGACTGGCAGATATATGAGTAGAGCAATGGATCCATATGCTATGGAATACCCTATGTCATATGGCATGCCGATGTCTTCTTATGACAGAGCAGGCTATGAATCTGGCTATAGTGGTCATAGCACAAAAGATCGTATGGTTGCTAGACTTGAAGATATGATGGGCGAAGCTAAAAATGATTATGAGAGAAACATGATCAAAGAAACTATCGCCAACATTCAATCTAACAACTAGTCAAGAGTAAAAGAAGGGGCTTCTATCTAAGAGGCCCCTTCTGATTTCAAAAGGAGGATCTATGCTATCTAACACAGCAACCCCTCTCTATTACGGTAAGTTTAGAGATGCTGTGATGAGAGGCGAAATTCCGGTTTGTAATGAGATCTCTATGGAGATGAATCGAATAGATGATCTTATAGCAAATCCAGGAGTGTATTATGATGACTTAGCAGTAAACGGTTTTATAAGCTTTTGTGAAAACGAGCTTACACTTACTGACGGTTCTGATTTACACTTATTAGATACTTTTAAACTATGGGCTGAACAGATCTTTGGTTGGTATTACTTTGTTGAAAGAAGCATTTACGAACCTAATCCTGACGGAAAGGGTGGCCATTATGTTCGTCGTATGGTTAAAAAGCGTTTAATAAACAAACAGTATCTTATAGTTGCACGTGGTGCAGCCAAATCAATGTATGGTTCGTGTATACAGAATTTCTTTCTTAATGTAGACACGACAACCACTCATCAGATAACGACTTCTCCAACTATGAAGCAATCCGAGGAGATTATGTCCCCAATTAGGACTGCGATAACTAGAGCGAGAGGTCCACTCTTTAGATTTCTAACTGAAGGTTCCCTTCAGAATACCACAGGTTCAAAAGCAAATAGACAGAAATTAGCATCTACTAAAAACGGAATCGAAAACTTTCTTACTGGTTCTTTACTTGAGATAAGACCTATGAGTATAGATAAACTACAAGGTCTTAGATGTAAGATCGCAACAATTGACGAATGGCTTTCTGGTGATATTCGTGAGGATGTTGTCGGTGCTATCGAACAAGGAGCATCTAAAATAGATGATTACTTGATTGTAGCTATCAGCTCAGAAGGTACAGTACGAAATGGTTCTGGTGACACAATTAAGATGGAGCTAATGGATATTTTAAAAGGAGAATACAGCAATCCACATGTTTCGATCTGGTATTACAGATTAGACAACATCGATGAAGTTGCTGATCCTGGAACATGGTTAAAAGCAAATCCTAATTTAGGAAAGACAGTCACTTATGAGACGTATCAGCTTGACGTAGAAAGAGCCGAGAAGGCTCCGGCTGCGAGAAATGATATTTTGGCTAAGAGATTTGGAATTCCTATGGAAGGTTACACGTATTTCTTCACATATGAAGAAACATTACGTCATCGACCAAGGAACTTTTGGTCATTACCATGCGCTATGGGCGCAGATATGTCACAAGGCGATGACTTCTGTGCTTTTACGTTCTTGTTTCCATTATCTAATGGTTCTTTTGGTGTTAAAACTAGATGCTACATTACTGAATTTACACTTCGAAAACTTCCTCTTGCTATGAGGCAAAAGTATGAGGAGTTTATTGCCGAAGGATCTTTACAAGTTCTTCCGGGAACTGTTCTAGATCTGGATCATGATGTCTTTGATGATCTCGATAAACATATTTTGGATTGTGACTATGATGTTAGAGCTTTTGGCTTTGACCCTTATAACGCTAGAGAGTTTGTTGAGCGTTGGACAGTTGAAAACGGACCATTCGGAATAGAGAAAGTTATTCAAGGTGCAAAGACAGAATCTGTTCCTCTTGGTGAACTAAAGAAATTTGCCGAAGAACGAATGTTGATCTTTGATGAAGAACTAATGACCTTTACTATGGGTAACTGTATAGCACTAGAGGATACTAATGGTAATCGTAAGTTGTATAAGAAACGTAAAGATCAGAAGATAGACGCCGTTGCTGCGATGATGGATGCATATGTTGCATATAAGTTAAACAAGGAGGCTTTCGAATGATACAAATAGTATATTTAAATGATGAGAACTCCTTAACTCATTATGGCGTCTTAGGCATGAAATGGGGAGTTCGACGCTACCAAGATTACAATGGTAAACGAATAGGTGTCGAACGATCTAATGGCGGAATACAAGTTTCTTCTGGCAATAAAAGATATGAAATAAGAAGAACTCAGTCTCTTAAGAATACGGCCAAAGGTTATGCAACCGGCCACTATCTAAGGAACAAACTTAATAAGAATCTTCCACAGAATGAGGCCGATGCTGAAAGAAGAGGCTGGCGTAAGCTTTCTGCTAAAGATTCTTCAATGCATCAGTTCAATAAGTCCGATGGTGTTCGAAATTCAAAATGGGTATCTCCTTCTGGTCATAGAGAAGTTGTCTTTACGGGCAAAGGAGAGAATCAAAGAATTACCACAGACCCTAGAGATCAGGGAACTTACAATTTCTTCGATCCTAAGAAACATCCACTTGGACACGCAACATTTGATGTGCTGCCTTATGTGTTCTTAGGTAATTCAGCTGACGACTCTACAACAATAGTAACAAGATTGGTTAAATCATATGAAAATTTTAGGGATAAAGCTGTCGACGAATTAGATGAACTTCCAATTGATATGGGAGAAGAATTTGCAAAACAGCATAAGATTACATGATAGGAGGTACACAAATGAAATACAGAACTGCCTATCCGAATGAGCTTTATCATCACGGAGTTTTAGGCATGAAATGGGGTGTACGTCGGTATCAAAATTACGACGGCACAAGAATAGGAACCGGTGGAGCTCCTGTTATTAAGCCTAGTTCTCTTAAAGGCGGAGTTCAAAGAGTTGGAACTGGTGAGGCTCAAAGGAAAGCAATGCCAAAAGCTCTTAATAGATCTGTTGCTGGTGGACAAGGTGGAAAAGCAGAAGGAAATGCCAGATTGGCAGCTAAAGCTCCTAATCCTTATTTCGAACGATCCGTGAAACAAGGTAAAGGAAAAGAAGATATTACGCCTGCTGAAAAGATTGCGAAGGATACTAGAAGTGCTTCCGAATCATCAAAGAAATTAGTAGAAGCAGTTGAAAGACATGACCCAAAACTCAAAGAAAAGAAAGCTGCTGCTGAAAGATCTCAGGCTCAAAAAGCAAAGAAGATGTCTGATAAAGAACTTAGAGATAATATTAACCGCATAAAGATGGAAAGAGAATATGTGTCTCTTACAACTAAAGAAACATCAAGTGGTTATGATAAAGCAAAAGAAGTTCTTAGTGTTGTTGGCGATGTCGCAGGAGTAGTCTTAGCTCTTGTTAGTATTTATGCCACTATAAAAAGTGTTAAAAAACTTAAACAGTCTGGTATAGACGATTCTGATGAAGAGGTTTTGATGCATTCAATGCTTGAAGATGGAGATTACGATGACGAGTTTATTTCCCACGCTATTGCCTTAGATGATGAGTATGTCGCTGATTATATTGATGATTTTCTAGAACATCACGGCATAAAAGGTATGAAATGGGGCATACGTCGTTTCCAGAATTATGACGGTACTAGAATTGGTACCGGATCTGGTGTCGGCGGTGGAGGAGGTGGTTCCTCTAAAAAGCCCAGTACATCAGTAACTGCTTCTAGATTAGCAGCTTCTCCATTTGGCGCATCTAAGCCATCAGCTAATGATCAGAGAAAAGCATATTTAGACACAGTACAAAAAGAGTATGGTAGTGTATCTGTAAAGAAAAAGAACGATAAAGAATCATATTTGATAAAGGATGATAAATATGTAACGGTTACTAATGAAGAGATAATAACTATACAAAAGGAATTAGGTACTCTTATAAATAGTAGCGTAGGTCTTACTACAGAAAAGGATGTAGAAAAATATTTTAAACGAAATCCGAGTGAGCTTCAAGATTATAAAGATGCTGTATCTTCGTTTATGGAGCTTAGTTTAAGCGATACTATTGATAGAAAAGGTCAACTAACAAAAGCAGCAAAAGAAAAACAAGCGATGGAAGCTAAAGCTAAACAGGATCAAGAGCGAGCAATTTCGTCGGTATATAAAGAGTTAGAAAAGAAACATCCTGATTTTAATAAAAAATCCCAAGATGAACAAGATCTTTTATGGTTTGAGTATGTAGATGATCATCCAGATATACATAAGAAAATTTATGGTGATTAATTAAAGGAGGTAGACCCATGGGATTAACAGATAGGTTTTCTAATGCATGGAATGCCTTCATGAATCGTGACCCTACGAGAGAGATCTATCAATACCCCTATTATGGATCATGGGGTAATAGACCTGATAGGGTTAAATTATTACCAGGTAATGAACGTACCATTATAAATGCTATCATGAACCGAATTGCGGTCGATGTAGCGGCAGTAAAAATTATTCATTCAAGACTCGATGATAATGGAAGATTTCAATCAGCCATTAACTCGGGTCTTAATTCTTGTATGACATTATCTGCTAATAAGGATCAGACTGGAAGAGCTTTCTTTCAAGATCTTGTTATATCTTTATTGGATGAAGGTTGTGTTGCAGTTGTTCCAGTCGATACGGATGTAAATCCGAAGCTTACTGACTCTTATGACATTCTTTCCATGAGAGTAGGTAAGATTACTGAGTGGTTTCCAGATCACGTTAGAGTACGCTTGTACAATGATCGTATAGGTCGTACAGATGAAATTTTTATTGAGAAAGATAAGGTTGCAATTATTGAGAATCCGTTCTATTCGGTTATGAACGAACCAAATTCAATCCTTAAACGTCTCAATAGGAAATTACAATTGTTAGATGCCGTTGACGAGCAGAGTAGCTCTGGAAAATTAGATCTTATTATTCAGCTTCCTTATGTGATCAAATCTGAATCACGTAGGTCACAAGCTGAAGCAAGACGTAAAGAGATTGAAATGCAGTTAACAGGATCCAAATACGGTATTGCTTACACAGATGGTACGGAAAAGGTTATTCAATTGAATCGTTCATTAGAGAACAACCTTATGTCTCAAGTTGAATACTTGACGAGTATGCTATTTAGCCAGTTAGGAATCGATGAAGAAATACTTAAGGGTACTGCTGATGAAAAGAAGATGCTCAATTACAATAACCGAATTATTGAACCATTACTGAGTTGCATTACCGATGAGTTTAAACGGAAGTTCTTGACTCAGACCGCTAGAACTCAAAAGCAATCAGTTACTTTCTATAGAGAACCATTTAAGCTTGTACCAGTAAATGATCTTGCAGAGATTGCAGATAAGTTTACTCGTAACGCTATTCTTTCCTCGAACGAACTTAGAGGTCTTATTGGCTTCAAACCTGTTGATGATCCTCAGGCTGATGAGCTTAGAAATAAGAACCTTAACCAAGCTGAAGGCGAACAAGCTCCGGTAGTAACTAACAATAATAGAAAAGCTGATGGCGACGCAGTTGAAGTGGACTAATTAAGAACAAAGAAAGGAAAATTCAAAATGGGAGTAAAATACGATTTTAGTGGATATGCCACTAAGAACGATCTCAAATGCTCCGATGGTAGAACTATTCGTAAGAATGCTTTTAAAGACTGTGATGGACTTACAGTTCCCATTGTCTGGCAGCATCAGCACGATGAGATAACTAATGTACTCGGCCATGCTCTTCTGGAGAACAGAGAGGATGGCGTTTATTGTTATGGATCATTTAATGAAAGCGAAGGAGGCAGAGAAGCTAAACTTCGTGTCAATAATGGTGACATTAAACATCTCTCAATTTATGCTAATCAGCTTAAGCAGGATCACGGAAATGTTCTGCATGGAGTTATTAGAGAAGTAAGTCTCGTTCTTGCCGGTGCAAATCCTGGCGCTCTTATTGATTATCCAGTTCTTGCTCACTCCGGAGAAGAGATCGAAGACGAAGCAGTCATCTATTTGCCAGATGACAATTCTATAAGTCTCTACCATAAAGAGGATGAAAAGGAGGAAGAAAAAGTGGAAGAAGAGAAGAAGGAAGAGCAGAAGGAAGAAAAGAAAGAAACCAAAAAAGAACCTAAAGAGGAATCGAAAGAAACCATTAAGGACATCTTTGAAACTCTTAATGAGAAACAGAAGAAAGTAGTTTATTACATGATCGGTCAGGCTCTTGAGCAGCAGAAGGCCGGCAAAGATGATGAAGATGAAGAAGACGAAGGAGAAGATATGAAGCACAATGTTTTCGACAATGAACAGGAGTATGGCCCAATTCTGAGCCATGCTGACATCGCTACAATTTTCAGTGATGCTAAAAAGCTTGGATCCCTCAAGGATGCTGTTGAGTATCATCAGGAAGAGGGAGTTCTTGCTCACTCACTGCCACACCCAATCCCAACAGAAGGAATGATTGGACCGGATCCAAGCACTGCTACGCAGACTTACGGCGTAAGAGATCTTAACATGCTCTTCCCAGAGTATAGATCCCTCAACAATCCGCCTGAAATGATCAAAAGAGATACTAGCTGGGTTTCAGTTGTAATGTCTGGTGTACACCATACACCATTCAGCAGAATTAAATCAAGCTATGCAAACATCACAGAAGATGATGCTCGCGCAAGAGGTTATATCAAGGGTAAGCAGAAGAAAGAGGAAGTATTCACTCTTTTGAAGAGAACTACAGATCCTCAGACTGTATACAAGAAACAGAAACTCGATAAGGATGACATTACCGACATCACAGACTTCGATGTTGTTGCTTGGATCAAGAGTGAGATGAGAGGGATGCTCGACGAGGAACTCGCAAGAGCTTATCTCATTGGTGATGGAAGAGCTGCAGATTCTGATGATAAGATTAAGGAGGATCACATCAGACCTATCGCTAAAGACGTTGATCTGTTTAACATCAAAGTTAATGTTGTAACTCCTGCTAACTCAAAGCCAGGTGCTGTTGCTAAGAACTTCATCGACGAAGTTATTAGAAATAGAAAGTTCTATAAGGGTTCTGGAAATCCTAAGATGTTCACAACAGCTGACATGCTGACAGAAATGCTTCTTCTTGAAGATGGCATTGGTCACAAAATGTATAAGTCTGTTACAGAGCTTGCTACAGCACTCAGAGTTTCTGACATCGTAGAAGTTGAGGCTATGGAAGGTCAGAAGATCAACGGAAATGATCTTGCTGCTATCATCGTTAACCTTGCTGACTACAATGTTGGTGCTGATAAGGGCGGAGCAGTTGATATGTTCGATGATTTCGACATCGACTATAACCAGTACAAGTATCTCATTGAGACACGTTGCTCTGGTGCTCTGATCAAGCCGTTCTCAGCTATGACTGTAACTCTGGCTACAGAGTAAGGTTATATTTATGGCTAGGTTTTCAGGAAAGATCGGCTATGTTACAAGACAGGAAACCACGCCAGGTGTTTGGACTTCAGAAGTAATAGAGAGACAGTATTATGGGGGCCTCGTCCGTCACAGTCGTAGATGGGGTTCCTCAGATAGTGTCAATGATAATATTACTTTCAGTCAAGACATAAGTATAGTAGCCGATCCGTATTTATACTCAAATGTGCATAACATGAAATACGTTATATTTCAGGGAATCAAATGGAAAATTACAAGTTTTGAGATCGATAGACCTCGAGTAAAGATTTCCATGGGGGAGGAGTATCATGAGGACTAGATTAGAATTACACGAATTATTATGTGATTTGCTAGGATCTAAAGAAGTATATTTTCAACCTCCAGAATCCATAAGAATGAAGTATCCATGTTTTGTTTATGAATTAGATACGGTTAATGGTCCTCATGCTAATAACCATAGATATTTAAAGCGTAAACGTTATGCACTTAAATACATAAGTCGCGATCCAGATAATACAATGATAGATGAAATCTTAGATCTTCCTTATTGTAGATTTGATAGACGATTCCGCGTTGACAATTTGTATCACGATTGTTTCGATTTATATTTTTAATAGGAGGAATTAACATGCCTAGACTTGTATGGGACAATATCGGAGAAAGACTTTACGAAACCGGTATTGATAGAGGTGTCCTTTATCCGCAGGATGCCACAGGTAATTATCCACAGGGCGTTGTATGGAATGGTCTTAGCTCCGTTTCGGAAAGCCCTTCTGGTGCAGAAGCTAATGCTATTTATGCAGACAACATTAAGTATCTGGAACTCAGATCAGCTGAGGAATTCGGTGCTACAGTAGAAGCTTATACATATCCTGATGAGTTTGCTGTATGTGATGGTTCTGCAGAAGTTGCTACTGGTGTAAACATTGGTCAGCAGCCAAGAAAGAGATTTGGTCTTTCTTATAGAACTATTGTAGGTAATGACGTTGAGAACGATTCATATGGTTATAAACTTCATCTGATTTATAACGCTATGGCTTCTCCGTCTGAGAGACAGTATCAGACAGTAAATGATTCTCCAGAAGCTATTTCGTTTAGCTGGGAGATGACAACTACTCCTGTTGCTGTTGGTGGTACTTATAAGCCTACAGCTGCTATGACTATCGATTCCACAAAGGCTGATGCTACAAAGCTTGCAGCTCTTGAGGATATTCTCTATGGAACAGAGAATGCAGATGCTAGACTTCCGCTTCCATCAGAAGTAATCGAGCTTATGGGCGGAGATGCTACATTCGATATTCATTTGAATAGAGCTAACGTATCTGTTCAGGCTGGTAGAACAACTACTGTTAAAGCCACAACTACTCCGGCAGGCAAAGCTGTTACTTGGGCATCAAGCGATGACACTAAGGCTACAGTTGCTAATGGAGTTATTACAGGCGTTGCTGCTGGTAATGCTACAATTACAGCATCCTTCACTGAAGATAGTGTAACATACAGTGATGAATGCAAGGTCACAGTTACAGCTGCTGACTAATTATTAAGAACGCGCCCCGGAATTCTATGAGTTCCGGGGTTTTTCTTTTTGGTAAAGGAGGATCTTATGTTTAAGAAAACTATTGAGTATACAGATTTCAATGGTGAAGCAAGAAAAGAAGATTTCTATTTCAACCTCACTAAAGCAGAACTTCTTGAAATGCAGCTCTCAGCATCTGGTGGTTTGCAGGGCTATCTTATGCGAATTATAGAGACAAAAGATATGCCTAAACTTGTTGAGATTTTTAAAGAGATTATCATGAAATCATATGGCGAAAAATCTCTTGATGGTAGACAGTTCGTTAAGAACGATGAAGTTAGAGAGAGATTTGCATGTTCTCCTGCTTATTCAGAACTGTTTATGGAGCTTGCAACTAACGATGAGTCTGCTGCTGAATTCATAAATAATCTTCTGCCTGATGATTATAAACCATCTGAGGCAGAAATGAAAAAGATTCGTAAAGAACTTGGAGTATAGATAGAGGAGGCTAAAGATGCTCACTATCATAGTCCCGGAAAAAGAGTTTTATAACGAAGAAACTAACGAATTTTATAGTACAAAAGAAACAATTCTTCGGATGGAGCACTCTTTAGTCTCAATTTCAAAATGGGAGTCAAAATGGAAAATTCCTTTTTTAGGAAAAGAAGAAAAGACTCGAGAACAAATAAGGGACTATATTAAATGTATGACGACTACGCAAAATGTTCCAGAAGAAGTTTTTTATGCACTTAGTTCTGAAAATTTTGATGAAATTGGTAATTATATAGAAGATGGTCATAGTGCTACATGGTTTAACGACCAAAATAATAAACCTACTAGAGAAATCATCACTTCAGAATTAATTTATTATTGGATGGTTGCTTATCAGATCCCTTGGGAAGCTCAGAAATGGCATCTTAATCGCTTACTAACATTAGTAAAAATTTGCAGTATTAAGAACGACTCAAAGAATAAAAAAATGAGCAAAGGTTCAATAATGAGACAAAATAATGCTCTGAATAAAGCTAGAAGAGCCAAGACAGGCTCAAAAGGATAACATATGGAAAGCAGAGGAACTTGGGAAAAAACTTTTACTTGGCTTAAGAAATTAACCAATATAGAAACAAGATTTGACTCTGCTTTAGAAAAAGCAGGGAAAGCTGGAGTGAAAGCTTTAGAAGAAGCTACTCCAAAAGATACTGGATTGGCAGCTGGAGCATGGTTTTTCACAATAGATAAAGGTCCTTTATCTTCAACTATAACTTGGCATAATGCCGATATAGAAGGTGGCTATAATGTAGCTTTACTCATTCAGTATGGTCATGGAACTGGTACTGGAGGATATGTTAGAGGTGTGGACTATATTAATCCTGCTTTGGTTCCTATTTTTGAAGCTTTTAGTAATGATGTCTTGAAGGAG